TGGGAAGAACGGTGGGAAGAATGGTGGGAAGAACGGTGGGAAGAATGGTGGGAAGAATGGGAAGAACGGTGGGAAGAATGGTGGGAAGAACGGTGGGAAGAATGGTGGGAAGAATGGGAAGAACGGTGGGAAGAACGGCGGGAAGAATGGGAAGAACGGAGCTATAGTTGTAACACTAGCAGTTGCATTTGAAGCAAGGGAAGTTCCATTTCCATTTGTTGCAGTTACGGAATATGTTTGAGATGTATTTGCTGCATCAGCAATAACTGCAGATGTTGCATTTGCAGCTAGGTTTCCAGATGATGTTCCATCAGATCCTGCAACATTGTGCCGTATTAATGCAGATCCTCCAGAAGCTCCAATTTGCCAGTTAATTGTATTTGCATCAATGCCTGCTGTTGCTGTTGCACTTTGTGGTGCTTGAGGAACTGTGGTTGCAGTAATTGATGACGATGTTGTAGCTGCTGAAGTTCCGTTGGCATTTGTTGCTGTTACCGTAAAAGCATAAGAGGTTGCTGAAAGAAGAGATTGAACAGTTACTGGAGAAGATCCAGAACCTGTAAGGGCACCAGATGTAGCAGTGTAAGAAGTGATTGCAGAGCCACCAGTTGCGCCACCTGTTGCTGTGATCGTTGCAGCACCATTGTTATATGCACGGCCTGTTCCTACGTCTGCTACTGTTACTGTAGGTGCCTGTGGAACTGTTGTTGCAGTTATTGAATTTGATGTTGTGGCTGTCGAAGTTCCATTGGCATTTGTTGCTGTTACGCTAAAAGAATAAGATGTTCCCGAAGCAAGAGATCCTATTGTTATTGGAGAAGATCCAGAACCTGTAAGAGCACCTGATGTAGCAGTATAAGACGTGATTGCAGAACCACCTGTTGCACCTCCTGTAACTGTAATAGTTGCTGCACCATTATTGTATGGGCGGCCTGTTCCTATATTAGCTGCTGTTACGGTAGGTGCTTCAGGAACTGTTGTTACGGATACTGCAGAAGAAGCAACAGATGCAGCAGAAGTTCCAGCTGCGTTAGTTGCTCTAACTGTAAATGTAGGAGTTGCTCCTGAAGCAATTCCAGTTACTGTCAAAGGAGACGATGCCCCACTTGCTGTCTGTCCCGTACTTGCGGTTACAGTAAATGAAGTAGCATTAGGAGAAAGAGCTGGTAAAGAAAACGATACGGAAACTGCTCCATCATTGAAAGCCCGTCCTGTTCCAATGTTTGTTCCAGTAACACCTGTTGGTGCTAACGGCTCCAAAAAGTCATTTGAAGCTTGGGCTTTTTTACCTATTCTCTTGCCTGATGCCATTTTAAATCTCCAATTTCTTATTTAATATTTGTATTATGCTGTCAAGTCTCCGAAGACAACCCAGGTATTTGCTGCTCTCTTGAGGAGAGTACAAGATGACCAAGTTGTACGAAGTTTCAAGCCAGGTGTTGCATTAACTGTAACTGTTCCTGATACTGGTGCAATTGTTACTTGGCCTGCACCAGTTTGTAGAATATCAATAGATGTTCCAATTGGGAAGTTCAATGTTGCATCTGTAGGTATTGTAAGAGTTATTGGTGAGGCTGAACCCATTTCAATTAGATCGTCTCTTTCAGTTAAAGATGAAAGTGTGTATGACGCTGTCTTCTGTGAAATTGGTGTTAAGGAATCTACTTTTAATCCCAGGCTGGTTGTTACGGATGCTGCAAAGTTTGCATCATCACCAAGGGCTGCTGCAAGTTCATCTAGCGTATTAAGTGCTGCTGGAGCACCTGTCAATAATGCATCAACTTGTGCTGTTGCGGATGCAATTGCTTCTGACTTAGCGGTTGCAATTGCGGTAGCCTGTGCTGTTGAAACTGGCTTTGCTGAGTCTGCTGTATTATCAACATTAGCAAGGCCAACATCTGCTTTTACTAATCCCGATGGAGAAGTAATTGTCTTATTAGTTAGGGTTTGTGTGCCAGTTGTTGTAACAAGCAAACTAGTGTCTGCAATTCCGTGAATACTTGTTGTATCGGCTTCGTGTGTTGAAAGCGCTGTTACACCTGCTGTAAGCTGAGTTTGAATTGCTGAAGTTACTCCATTAACATATCCAATTTCGGTTGAATCAACTGTTGAAGATATTGCTAATTTAGTCCAGTCAATTGCTGCTGATGCATTAATATCGCTATTAACAATTGTGCCAGCTACAATTTTTGCAGAAGTAATTGAATCATCTGCAATTTTAGCAGTAGTAACTGCTGCATCTGCAATTTTTCCAGTTGTTACAGCTAGATCTGCAATATCTGCGGTTGCCACAGCTCCATCTGCAATCATTCCAGTAGTAACTGTTCCGACTGGAAGCGTTACTGTACCAGTAAATGTTGGTGAAGCTAGCGGTGCCTTAAGATCAATTTGACCTTGAATATTTGAGCTTGCTCCATTAAGAAGATCTAGTTCAAGTGCTGAAATATTTCCAATACTTGTTGTTGAAGGAAGAGAAACTGTACCTGTAAATGTTGGTGAAGCTAGTGGAGCCTTTAGATCAAGTGCTGATTGAGTAGCAGTTGAAATTGGCTTTACTAGATCTGCTGTATTTTCAACATTTGTTAAACCAACCATTGCTTTTGTAATACCATTTACTGTTCCAGTAAATGTTGGTGAAGCAATCGGGGCCTTTAAGTCAATTTGTGCTTGAATATTTGAAGTTGCTCCATTAAGTGTTGCAATTTCATCAGCTGAAGCTAGACCAATGCTGGTTGTTGCAGGCAATCCTACTGTACCAGTAAATGTTGGTGAAGCTAGTGGAGCCTTTAGATCAAGTGCTGTCTGTGTAGCGGTGGATACTGGCTTTGCTGTATCTGCTGTGTTATCAACAGACCCTAGTCCAACCATAGACTTTGTAATACCAGATACTGTTCCTGTAAAAGTAGGATCAGCCAGAGGAGCCTTTAGTGAAATTTGATCTTGAATAGGTGATGTTACTCCATTCAATGATTGCAATTCTTCTTGGCTAACATTTCCAACACTTGTTGTTAATGGAAGAGCAACTGTTCCAGAAATTACTGGATCGGTCATAGTTGGAGATGTAAGAGTTTTACCAGAAAGTGTTTGTGTTTCGGTTGTTCCAACAACTACTCCTGGAAGAGTTTTTCCTAAAACTGTGCTTACTGTTAAAACGTCAATATTGTTTATCTTAACTGTTTTATCTCCAGGAAGATTAATATTTTCTGAGAAATCCCATGCTGATTTTGCAAGGCTATACTTGATTGATTTATCAGTTGTTCCCTTTAGTATAATTCCGCCAGTATCTGCAGCTGCATCTGTTGGAGTTGCTGTCTGACCCAATACAATGTCTTTATCTTGAATTGTAAGAGTTGTTGAATTAATTGTTGATGTAGTTCCATTTACTGTCAAATTACCTGAAAGAGTTAGATTAACTGCAGTTGCATCTCCAGTAAGAGCTGGTGAATTTAATGGTGCTTTTACTCCAAGAGCTGAAAGTGTTGCTAGTGAGACTGGCTTGTTTTCATCTGAAGTATTATCAACATTAGACAATCCAACATCTGATTTAGTAATTCCAGTTGGGGTATTTATTACTGGAGATGTAAGAGTCTTATTTGTAAGAGTTTGTGTTCCTGTTGTAGTCGCAAGTATGCTTGTGTCTGCAATGCCATGTACTGCTGTTGTGTCAGATTCGTGAGTTGAAAGTGCTGTTCCTGCTGCAGATGCTGCTGCTGCAATTGCTTCTGACTTAGCTGTTGCTACGTTTGCTGTAGTTGCTAAAAGTGAAGTATCTGCAATTCCGTGAACAGATGTTGTGTCAGCTTCGTGAGTTGCTATTGCTGCTGAAATTGCAGCTGTGGCTGATATTTCCCGCCAGTTGCCATTTGTGCTTGCAGGAGAAGAGGCAAGTACATATGTTGTACCATTGTCTGATTGAATTGCAATATCGCCAGGCTCTGCGGTTAAAGCTAAACGTGCAGCTTGGTTTGCTGCTGAAGAAACTGTAACTTTTGCTAATGGTGGCAACTGAGCAGAAGGGATAAATCCTGATGAGTCCAATGAAGCAACGCCATTTGCAACGCCTTTAGTGCTTAGAAGAATATAATCGTCTACTGTTTGTGAGAGAGCATAGCTTAGTGAATTCCAAGGGGTGCTTCCATCTCCAAATTTAAATGTGTTGGTATCTGTTTCAATACCGATTTCTCCAGCTGCAAGGGTTGGATTTGCTGAATCCCATTGAGCTTCTGTGCCTCTTCTTAACTGTAATCTTACTGTTGCCATTTTGTTACCCCTTATATATTTTATTTATACTGCTTATTGTATCATTTATTGCTTTAAGATATGACTCCAGAGTCAAAAACCATAGAAACATCGGCATCTGTAGAAGATGGAGATCCACCATCTACAAATTTGCTTGTTCCTTCAGGGGTAACTCCGTTTGCCTGTACTGTATATATTGGCTGTCCGTTATAATCAATGGCTAAACCAATATCCATAAAACTAATCTGTGAAGCTATATCTGGAATCTCTGAATTAAGTGCAATTGGTACCCAAGTGCCATTTAATTGAAGCTGTAGCTTATTTGTTGCTGTATCAAATCTAAGGGGTGTTGTTCCTAAAACGACGTTAGACCCAAATGTGGCAGTACCTGCTACATTGAGTCCATTCTTTACTTTAAAATTCTTATTATCTGTTGCCATTTAAGTTCACATATCCCCTAAGTGTTTTGGTGGGGTTTTTAAAAGGAACCCCATAACCTCGTTATTTAATTATTTAATTAATGTTCCAACAACGACAACTTCAGTGTTAGCGTTTGCTGGTGTTACTCTAACTCTTACATCTGTTCCAGAATAATCTGCTGTTACTGCAGCCAATTCTGTTCCGTTTGAATATGTAATTCCATATTCAGAAACTGCTACGTTGTTTGCAGTATCAAGTGTTACTACTAGGTCTGAGACCTGTGTATGTACACCGTTCTTTACCTTGACTACAAGCTTAGCGCTTCTGTAATCTGTTGCTGTCCATGCGATAGCTGTTGTTTCTGCTGCCACTGCAATGTTTCCAGTTGTTGCTGCAACTTGCTTTGCAACAGAGTTGTAATTGATTGCTGTGAATGCTGTAGTTCCATTTTGCTGTGCTGTATTAGCAGCTGCTGCTGTTGCTTCTGCTGCTGCTTGAGCTGCGTTAGCTTTTGTAGTAGCATCTGTTGCTGCTGCTGAGATAGCTGCTGCTTGAGCTGCGTTAGCCTTTGTAGTAGCATCTGTTGCTGCTGCTGAGATAGCTGCTGCTTGAGCTGCGTTAGCCTTAGATGTTGCGTCTGCTGCTGCAGTTGATACTGAAGCTGCGTCGCCTGATACTCTAAGTGCTGCTTCTGCTGCTACCTTAGATGTTGCATCTGCTGCTGCAGTTGCTTCTGCTGCTGCTTGAGCTGCATCTGCTTCACCCTTAGCAAACGCTGTGGTTGCAATCTGGGTTGTGTTTGTATCTGCTGCTGCTGTTGGCGCTGTAGGTGTACCAGTAAGTGATGGGGACGCAAGCGGAGCTTTTGTCGCCAAAGCTGATGTCATAGTTGTTGCGTAGTTTGCATCGTCTGCAATTGCTGCTGCTAATTCATCAAGTGTGTTAAGTAAATTTGGTGCTCCTGCAACAAGGTTATCTACCGCTGTTGAAATTGCTGTGTTACGATTTGAAACTTCTGTTGAGATTGCACTTGAAAGTGCTGAGCCTGCTGCTGTTGCTGCCGCTGCAATTGCTGCTGCCTGAGCTGCATCTGCCTTTGTAGTAGCATCTGCTGCTGCTGCTGCAATCGCCTCTGACTTGGCTGTTGCTGCCTTTGTAGTAGCGTCTGCTGCTGCTGCAGAGATTGCTTCTGACTTAGCTGTTGCTGCCTTTGTAGTAGCGTCTGCTGCTGCTGCTGAGATAGCTGCTGCTTGAGCTGCGTTAGCCTTAGATGTTGCGTCTGCTGCTGCAGTTGATACTGAAGCTGCGTCGCCTGATACTCTAAGTGCTGCTTCTGCTGCTACCTTTGATGTAGCATCTGATGCTGCTGCAGCAATTGCTGCTGATTGTGCTCCTGCTGCTGAGCCTGCTGCATCGTATGCTGCTGCTGTTGCTGAAAGTGCACGAGCATTTGTAAAGTAAAGGTTTGCGCCTTCTGCAAGGTCGTCTGTGTCATGATTTGAAAGACTTGAAACGGTACCTGTTACGTTACCAACAAATGTTGCAGTAATTGTTCCTGCAGCAAAGTTTCCATTGGCGTCACGCTTTACAACCTTATTAGCTTCGTTAGCTGAAGTTGCTGTACCACCAATAAGACCAACAATATAGTCTTGGTCTGCTTGAGCCTTGGTTAATACACCAAAGCCGTTAACGGTAGCTGTGCCACCTTCAACAATAAGCCCATTTTTAATTCTAAAGTTTTTATTTACTGTTGCCATTGATATGACTCCCTTTACTGCTTTTTTTTATGCTTTTAATGCTGTTCTAAAATATCTTACCTTTATTGATCCTGAAACAGGAGTTACGCATAGACTTATTATACCGCTATTTTCTTCAAAAGTAATAGTGGCAAGGGGTTGATCTGTGTTGGATACCATGTCTGATTCTGATATATAAACATCAGTTCCGTCGTTTAACAAAAGTATAGTTGATGTAGATGTTAAGTTGCCAACAGACTTGTGAATCTGCAGTGAGTACCTGGCTGTTTTGTATACTGTCTTTGAAAATGAATCTATAGCAGTTTTGTTTTCTATTCCGTCTATAGTTAGATCATTGTTTCCATCTAGCCCCAAAAGTTCTGAAGCATTCTCTGCATCTAGAGTAGCTAAGTTTGTTTCTAGCTGAGAAACCTTATAGTCTATTGAATTTACATCTGATGATCCGTTTACGCCTAGCTTGTTTTCAATTGCTTCAATTGCATCATTGACGTTGGCATGCAAAGACGCATGGCCTTCCATTGATTCAGTTGCGGCAGGGTTAGTAAGGTTATCTTTTGATGTAGGGTAATTAGTCGCCAATTTGGCCTCCGTCCAACAATGTTAGTTCTGTATAACTTGAATTTGTATACGATGATGTTGGAGTACCACCGTCTATGCCAATTATAGCAGGATTAGTTTCTAATACGCTAGCATTATTGTTAATATCTTCAGAAAAGTTTATTGTTTCTTGAAGGTTAACTGTATGTACATTTCCATCATAGGAATGTGTATGCATATAGAATGGGGCGGGATCAGTAGAGCCAGGAGTTAAGTCAACCCACACTGCACCGTTGTAAATTTTAATGTTTTTACTTGTTACATTAAAGTATACATCTCCAGATGATCCCACAATGGGATCTTCTGCAAGTGTGAGTAGATTTAGTAATGACTTAAACTTTTTGGCCATTTGAAATCCTTATCCTATTACAACTACTCTATATTCTCCAGATGCTGGTGCAACTGCAAATTTAATAGTTACTACTGAATCTGATGTGTGCTCAACATCTGCCTCTATTTGTGCATATGGTGAAGCAACTTCATAAATGGCAGTCACTATATCTTTTGTGCCCAAATTGTGGGTTACAGTATAAGATGTTGCTGAAGTATTAAGAGTTGTTTTATACTTTCTTGTTATCTCATGGTAATTTGTGCCATCATTTGTTAATGTCCACTGGTCTGCCGTCTCATTCCATAGAATCTCTACGTCTGCAGAGGTTCCACGGTTTACCTTAAGGCCAGCATCTGCTGATGGGGCTCCAGTTACGTTGGTATTAAGAACTACCTTATTGTCAACAATATTAACTTCTGTTGTGCTTATAGAGTTAATAGATCCCTGAACATCAAGGTTTCCGCCAATGCTTAAGTTACCAGTAACTGTTACATCGTCTGGCAAACCAATTGTTACTGATGCTGACTCTGATCCAGAGCCTGAAACTGTAATTTCTCCAGATGTACCAGCAATTGTTGAAACATAACTTCCAGTTGTGTCAGTGCCAAGAGCAACTGAGTTTGGCTCAATTGTGGTTGATATTGTAACATCACCCAAATTAGTCATTGTTGCAGAACCAGTTACATCTCCTGAAAGTGTAATTACTGGATCTTTATTAAGAGATACTGCTCCTGCTGTAACTGTAAAGTCTGTTGAGCTAAATGAAGCTACACCCTTATTTGTATAGGTTGCATCTTCTGCAGATACCGTAATTGTATTATTTGTTACCGCTACATCGATGCCTTCTCCGCCAGCAACTGTAAGTGTGTCTGTAAGAAGATCAACTGTATCTGTTCCAGTATCTCCAGCAACTGAAAGGTTAGTTGCTACGTTTACTGTTCCTGCTGCAGTTAAACGACCTTGAGCGTCAACTGTAAATGTAGGAATTGCTGTTGTTGATCCATATGAACCAGCAGTTACAGATGTATTGTCTAAATCAATTGTTGTTGTTCCAGCTGGGTCACCGTATGTTGCTGTTAGCCCAACTCCGCCAACAATAGAAGCACCAATTACATCTTGTATAACCTCTGTGGAGCCAGACATCGGCATCCATGGACCGTTAGGTGATGATAGTCCATTGTAGTAATACATTGTGCTATTTGATGTATCGTAGTAAATCTGTCCAACTACTGGGTTTGAAGGCGCTGAGCCTAAGTTTTGGATTCTAGCATTGAGCAACTCATTCTTGTTGAGATCAACGCTAACTAAAAATTTTCTTGCCATTTGCTATCTCCTTATGACAGGTATGCTGTCCCTGAAAATGGTTGAGCCATTGTCAGTGTTATTTGGTTAGTGCTATTGTAATCTATTCCAGTTTCTAAAATATCTCCTGCGCTTGATTTGACTGTAACGTTTGGTTGATACCCAAGCCCATGACTAATAACAACAGAATACACTCCTAGGGTTGGCCCAGTAACCTGAGCAAGCTCCCAAGAATAAGCTAGCGTATTGTTTGTTAAAAATATTTTTCTTGATCCTGACCATGTTACATCAGAAACTTTTGGTCCGTGAAAAGCAGAAGATACCGTGTCATAATAAAAATCTCCAGTAAGTCCTAAATTTGCTGCTGGATCTCCAGATCCATTTAGAATAGTTCTTCCTCTTGGGCCTTGTGGTCCAGGTGAAGAGATTATGACTTTGTTTATTTGCTCTTTAACAACTACGGATTCTACCATTATATAGTCACCGACCTATTTAGGGTTATAAACCCTTCAAGGAGTTTTATTTTATTCGCATTAGTATCTACGACCATAATGTCATATACTGACTTTGGGTAAAAGAGTTTATTTGTTTGAGTTGGTGTAAGTGTTACAGTTACTTTCCCAAGGGGTCCATTTATTACTATACCGCCACTTGGAGATGTTAAAGTTACTGCTAGCTTTGTTCCACCTTTTACATCACGTACCTGCATTTTTGCAGATGCGCCAGTAAGATCAATCGCATTATCATTGTTGTCTTTATATTCTACTACAAAGCTAAATGTTGCATTCTGATCTACTTCGAAATTCTTTTGTCCTGCCATTTGCCATAGTCTCCTAAATAGGAATACTCCTGTACTAATTTTAGCACAGGAGTATTTCTAATTGACTATTTTTTACTTTTTGGTAAATCCGAACGATGGCTCGTTTGGATTAAGTGCTTTCAAAATTACGGGTGCTGTGGCAGCAAATCCGCCAAGTAGTAGGTCTCTTGGACTAGTGTTGCCAGTCATATATAGAGCAATTGCTGCTCCTAGAAAATGACGTCCATAACTTGCTAGTGCTGCTAGAATCTTCTCTTGCATTGTAACCTTTCCATCTCCATTAAGATCTTCTTTAGCTTTTGCCATTTTTGATCCTCCTTATTTCTAGGCGGGAAGCCTAGGAATTTTGAGCCTTAGCCCAATTCTATAATTGTACCACTATGCGCTAATATCTACCAATTCGCAATTTCCATCAGAGCTACAGGCAAGTGTTGCGTTTGTAGAAGTTCCATCTTCTGTCTCATAGAAAGATAGATCTTCCCAGCGAATGTTTTTAGGCATTTTTGCAACAAGGGATTCGTATTCTGCTTTATCTACTTCTTGATAGGGAGCTTGCTTGTATGAGTGATCTGAATGCGGTAAAAATGAAATTCCAGATACTTCATCAAAATGCTTGTATACCCAGGCTCCTACTTCCATCCATTCATCCTCTTTTACAGAAACCGTAATTGAAGGCTTATGCTCACACCAGGCACGTTGATAAACTAGCCAAATATTTAGGTGCTCAATAGCTGTCAAATCATTTCTTACAATTGCACCTTCTGGTGCTTTTACTGGAAAAGAAAAAACATATGTTTCGTTTGGCTTCATAACATCATCTTCTACTGGAATTCCAACCTCTTTAAGAAATACAGAAATTGGATCACCCTTTGAACCACGAACAGTTCTAATGTAGTAAGGAGAATGCCAAGCATGCATACCAGAAGAAACTCCAACTAGTTGAGACACAGTTCCTGATGGCTTTACACAAGTAATAGCTGCAGATTCTGGGATTCCAATTTTGTCTGCTTCTTTTTTATTTGTTTCTCTTGCTGATTCTCTAAGAGTCATTAAAAATGCTTCTAATGAAACAAGATCCTCTTTGCCTGACATAAACTTGTGTCCAAATTGCCCAGTTAAAGAAACTCCTAGTAGGCGCTCTTCTTCGGTGTTGTCTTTCCAAATTTTTCTAAGATACTTAAAGTCTGTAAGCGTTGATTGCCATGTTCCAAGGATAGCTGCAAGCTCAACCTTGCGTTCAATATCTTTCTTTGTATCACTTTCACGTAAAACGACTTCTGAAAGATTACAAAACTGGTAAGGACGTAAAATAATTTCTGAGCAGGGATTAGTTCCGTAGTGTATATCTGGATCTCTTCTTCCAAATTTTGCTGCCTGGGCTTGAGCTGCGGCCACATTGTATATACCTCGCTCTCCTGATTTTGAATCATAAAGTGATTTCCATTCTGCAATAAACTGTTCCATATCTGGTTTGCGTGAGTACGCAACAGAATTATTTGACAATGCTCGCTGTGGGCTTTGCTCCCACCAGTTTCCTGATTTAGCTTGTGCCATTTCTATGTCGTTAATATTTGAAAGAGAAATCATTGCTGAGCGACGAACTCCTCCTACAACAACTACTTCACCAATCTTGCACATAATGTCGTGGCATTCAATTGGCTTAAGGCTTCTTCCTGTAGCATTTTTAAACTTTGCAATTGTAAAATCAAATAAGTTAACAAGTGGTTGTGGGCCTGATGATCTTCCACCCATTGTTTTAAGTCTTGCGCCTGCGGGACGAACTTTAGAAACATCAATAGATGGAATCTGCCCAGACCAAAGTAGTGCCAGCAACTCACGGTATGCTTTTGCCCAACCTTGTTTTGAATCTTCTACTGTAATTACTGTAGTTGATTTTTCTAATGTTTCTGGGACGGCAGGAAGTTTATTAATATACTTATACTCAACAGAAAATCCTACACCTGTACCGCACATAAGAATGTACATCGTCTCATCAAATGAGCGTGGTGAATCAACTGGAAGAAATGCACAATTGTATCCAGCTACGTTATCTCTATCTAACGCTGCTCCTGAAGTCATCACGGAGCGCATTGAGGGCATGACATTTCTTTGAAATACACCGTCTTTTAATTCCGCTACAAGCTTCTCAGTTGGAATGTAATTGTGGTTTTGCTTTAGATGATTTAGCATATAGTCAAAATATCTATCTACTGTTTCACCCCACGTTTCACGACGGTTCTCTTCTGGAATCCATCTAGCGTAACGCGATAACGCAATAAAATTTTCGTAAGGGTTTGCAATAGTATTTGACATTTATAGTACCTGTTTCTCCGCCTAGCGGTCTAATTTAATTTAAGTAGAGTCCTATTCTACCAAACTTTTTTAAGCATGGGAAGAGCATTAAATTAAAAGTAAAGAAAACAGCCTTATTATTAGTTAACTAAAACAAATATAACATAAACTCTAGGTTGACAGATTAAACTTTTTAATGGTATTCTTATAGTTCGTTATCTCTATTGGAGGAAATGCCTATGGAGAATATAAAAGAAAAACTTAGCGATGTCTTGCATCACTACGTTGCAATAACAGTAGCTGTATTGTTTTTATTTACTGGTCAACCAGAAATGATTCAATCAGCATCTGCTCTGGTTGTAAAGCCAGATGTAAAAACCGAAGCACAACTTAACAAGGAAAAGCTGGAGCAATTCAGCAATACTGTGTGGAAACCATCAGAGTCTTTAACAGACAAAGAATTGGTTGAACTTCTCAAGGCTGTAGGCTTTGAGGGTAGCGCCCTTAAAATGGCGTGGGCCGTAGCTAAAAAGGAGTCTAATGGACGCCCAATGGCTTATAACGGCAACAGGAACACTGGAGACAGCTCCTATGGAATTTTTCAAATCAACATGCTAGGAAACTTGGGTGATGATAGAAAAGAAAAATTCAAACTGGACAGTAACTATTCGTTATTTGATCCAGCAATCAACGCAGAGATAACGTATTATATGACCAATGGCGGTCAAGATTGGTCGTCATGGAAAGGCTTAACCGCTAAGACAAAAGAGTGGATAAGCAAATTTCCATCTAGAAGTTAGAAAGGATTTATTATTAAGATACAATTAGTATCTGAATATCTGAGCCTTTCAAGAGAAGGTCTTGTTTCAGAAATGGCTTGTCCATTAGATCAAGGCCTTCTCTTTTCTAACACAGACAACGAAGATAAAATTTTTATTTATTGTATTTCATGTAAATACAAAAGTTATATAGGTACAGCCTTATATAACAAAATGGCGAAAGAAATAGCAAATGCAAATACAAAGTAAGTTTGATAAAGATCTTGTTATGGATATGTCTGCTAGTATTCCATGTGCACATATTCCTAGGGCTTTTCTTGCTGAGAAAGCTTTAAATACAATTCAGGCTTATCTTGAATTAGCTAAAGCTCGTGGGCTAAATACAATTGATGAAGTCCTTGAAGATATAAAAGTAAAAAATGACTGAAACTAATTCTAGTAATTTAGAAGACAACCTTCCTATGGTAAATTACATAATGCTTCATAGAATATATGACGTATTATGCCTAATAGCAAAGCAGGGTGGGGATGTTAAAGAAATAGAGAAAATGGTAGAATATCACAAAGAAGGATTCTTGCTGGGACCTTCCCCAGCATTTATTTCTGAGGAGAATAATGAATAGAGAAGAAATAATCGACCTCATGACTGAGGTTTTTAGCGAAACAAATAAGAGCATGGCTCTGGCAAGCGGGATGGAAGAGGCTGAAGTGGATAAATTTATTGAACAAAGCACACCCTCTATTAATCATGCCTTAAGTGCTGTTTATGATGTACTTCTTGAAAAAGAACTCGTCAAATAGTATTGCTTTGTCAAAAAACATGTAATACAATATAAGTGTGTGATATTAATTACACTATGCGGATATAACGCAACAAATACCCTAAAGGATCCGCCTCCTTTAGGGTTTTTTGTTTAAGGGGCAAAATGGACTCGTATTTAAGCAGATGGATAGAAGATGAAGAATTTGTAAAACTACATAATGATTTTAATTTAATATGTAACATAAACAATGTAATGGATAATGCATTATACGCAAGAATATACATACTTAGACAATTAGCAAAGCATCAATCTGTAGTAAATCCTAATTTAAGCTTTGCTGAAACTGGTGTCTATGCGGGAATGACAATGTTTTTCACCGCAGAGTATTGCAATAAATCTTTTCTTGGAATTGATTCTTGGGAAGGTGTTTCCGAGCCAGGCGAGTTTGATACAGAATATTTTAAAACAGTAAAGTTAAAATCTGAAATGGCGTGGGCAAAAAACAACCTTTCAAGATACAAAAATGTAGAATTAAAAAAGGGGTGGATCCCAGAAGTCTTCAAAGATATAGAAGACAAGACATACTCATTTGTACATGTAGATGTAGACTTATATGAACCCACAAAAGAATCAATAGAATATTTTTGGCCTAAAATAGTTTCTGGTGGAGTATTAATATGTGATGATTATGGATCCTATAAAACAGAAGGTGCCAGAAAAGCTGTTAATGACTCTTTTGAAATCCACAACATACTTGAGCTTCCTACTGGCCAAGCTATTATATGGAAGAAATGATATAATAATACTATGACTACTTGGATGAAAAAAGAATTTGAAGAAAGCGGATATACAATAGAAACTCCTATTGAAGGACTACTTGTTGTTAAAAATTTTATAACACCAGGAGAAATTCAGGAGTATAAAGATATTATTGAAAACACCACGGAAGAAGAGTGGGATGTATGGTATATGGATCAGTTAAAAATTTTTTGTAAACATAAATTTGGAAGAGAAGACGTAGATAATCTAGTTAAAGAAGGTCTGTACGAAATAACATCTAATTGGAACGATAAAAATCTTTCTTTTATAAATTCAGAAATCCATAGAAGAGTAGATAAAAGATTTAACGAAGTTCTTGAAAAAACTAAAGAGGATTTACAGTTGAGTGGTTTTTATTTTATTCAAAGAATGTACGATGGAACCCAGTTGGTCTCTCATCATGATCAAAACACAGATGGCTCAGTCGAACACGCTGCGGTTATTTATATAAACAATGACTACAATGGTGGTGAAATTTTTTGGACTCATAAAGATTTTGAAATGACTCCAGAGCCTGGCGATCTTTTATTGTTTGGTGGAGATCCCGAATGGGAACATGGCGTAAGGTTTGTAACAGCAGGACCTATGAGATATGTTCTTCCAGGGTTTATAAAAGTACCTAACTTTTACAAGCCACCTAAATTTTTCCCTAATTAATTTTTGTTAAGATAGGGTAACGCACAAAATAAGAGAATCTTCTTCTCCTGAATTTGATATCTCTTCGGTAAAAGGATTTGTAAGCATGCAATACGCTTCGTTTGCAACAAGAGTTTTATCTAAAACAGTACTAGTTTTTAAACTTCCTTCTAGCACAATAAAAAGCTTATACTGCTCGTCGCTATCATCGACTACCTCTGATGAATAAAAAACACTATTTGCATATGTAAATGGCTCAGAGTTAGAGTAAGCAATTGTATAATATTTGCTTACTGTTGGAAAGGAACCATTTTTTGTTTCAAAAAGCTCTGCCAGTTTTGTTCTGGTTTCTACAAAAATAGGTTTTACTAAAAATCTTGAATGAGAATAAACAGTTTTAGTTACATTTCCATCAACCTCAACATGCTTGTCTTCATCTTCAGCAGAGTTAAGCCAATCTTTAAGTGCAGCTACATCTGCTTCTACCATATCAAGAAAAACAATTTTTTCTACTGCGGACACTGGCAATACAATTTCTGGCTGATCTCCAGCGTGAGTTACGTCGTCTAAGATTCCCATTAGTTTGCTGCCTTCCATGCTTCAAATTCTGCAAGATCTTCTTCGGTTCCAAATTCTGCAACTAGGCGATCTTCTAACTCTTTCATCTTTGCATCTAAATCTTCAGTGCCTAAATTTTCCTGAGCTGCAACTGTTAACTTTCCATCTTTAATTGCTTCGTCTATATCTGATTCAGACATTGACTCGTTTGCTGCTTTGAATTCTGCAATTAATGAAATATCAAATTTCTTCCAAATTGCTTGAACTTTATCTGCATCGAGTGTGTTAAAAAATCTCATTGTGTATCTCCTTTAAATTTAAGAATAAGTACATTATACCGTAGTATTTACACAGATACAATTTCTAAAGTGCGGCGAAAAGTGAGCCGAAAATTAGAGACCATAATCCTGTATTCTTTTTAACATTGCTATATACTCGTCCAATTGCTCCTCAGTAGGCCCTATATTATTTTCTGCTGGTACACCAGCATATACGATAAAAAGGAGGGCGGAAAGAGGAACATCATAGGCTAGCATAGTAATATTATACTCTATGTTTCACGTGAAACCAAGGGAATCTATATATTAAAAAATAGGAAGATAGCTAGAGCAAAGAAGCACAAAGCAATAAATCTGATCTTCTTTTTTCTTGGCCATTCATCTGGCACTCTTACTTGATCCATATTCTACTCCTTTGTAGGCCTATTGGGATTTGAACCCAAAGTCGATTGCATATAAGACAATTGCTTTAACCAGATTAAGCTATAGGCCCTCATATTAGCCTATTATCTGATATATAATACCAAGGATAAAAGTCATTACAGTTACTATGGCTATAGCCAAAAGAAGTTTCACTGTTCTATCCCCGTTTTTTTAAAAAGTAAATCTATAGTTTCATCCATAGAGTCATCTATCGTTCTAGTATGTTGCTTTGTACAGCTTCCACATTCTCTACACACATCTATCACCTATTTGTCTTATATTCTTTATCTTGTTTTATAGATTTATCTGGGGATATTAGATTTTAGGAAAGCCCCCCTACCCCCCAAATTTTTTCTTTTTGGAAAGATAGAGAAAGCAATTCCTGGAACATATATCCACAGATGTTATCTGGTACATATTGAGTTTCAGGGTAAGCCCCCCACAAAGCAAACTAAGTGTAGCATTTTACTTTTACCAAAGTCAATAGCTTATATAACAGCTATGTTGATCAAGTAGTATCTTACCATATTCCCCGCCATATATTCTAGTTGACTGCTTTTTCAGATTTAAGAAAATGTTAATATATTTTTTACATGTATGATACACAATTTAGGCAAAACGGACATTTGGGATAGTGCGCCCATGTTTTAGGGTGTTTTGTGATGTATCTCACACGATTATTTTGTGACTTACCTCACAATGTCCGAATTATACCCATTTATAAGTTGCTATTTGTCAGACCCCCCTGCTATGCTTAAGGTATAACAAACAAACGAAAGGAAGTTAAAATGACTTCACTAACATTAGAACAAAAGATTGCTAAGGCTGCTCACATGATAGCAGACGGAGAGTGTGTATCCTTTAGAGGTGCCTCATTCGATACATACATGAAGGTTGAGCAACTCGCTAACCGCATTAAGCAAGAACGAGAGTTTCCTCAATGCCCATGCGGAGAGTGTGACTAGTATCACATGCCACATGGTGCGTGTCACCTTGATAATGTCAGTCCAATAGGCTACAATTCCATTATAACCAACTAACGAAAGAAGAACAGTAAATGACAATCACATACACAATCTGGGACGGCTCACAATTCCTCGGATACCAAACCGCTAATAGCGTAGATGAGATGACTAAGACAGTTAAAGATTTACAAAAGATTTCTAAAAATGTAGTAGCACACATGCGAAAGGTAGAAACTAAATAATGACACTAGATGAATACAAGCAAATGGTAGAGGCGCAACGCCTTGCCTCTCTAGCCGTAGCGCTAGAGGCACTAACTAAATCAAACGCTATTGCTAAGGAGATGAATAAATAATGTCATACGCATACTCATACGAAACTAACAGCGTATCTAAATGGGATACTATCCAAGAAGATGTCGCAGACGCATACACATACCTTGATGAGGTAGATGAGGAACAACCTCCACTAGATGAGTTTAATGATGAAGATACAGACGAACTAGCAAAACTATACTCACTTACATGGGAGGGCTAATACATGACTATCGAACTAAACGAATACGGGCTAATGCTTGACCTAGGGGATTTCCTTTATGTATCTCTATCATGGGCATGTCTTATCTTGTCGGTGGTAGGTGTTATAATTTATAAAGTAATTAAACGAAAGAGGAATAAATAGTGAATAGACTACTAACTACACTAGTACAGTTAGCCCTTATCGTTCCCGCCCTTATTATGGGGCGCATGATGTGGCGTGAGATCGTAGCGGACTTTAGAGAGTGGGCTAACTCACACTAGCCTAACGGCGTGTCGGCTTGACAATGTCAAGCTGGCCCGCAAGTACTTGCGGGAGTTATCCACAGGGTTACGGGGGTTATCCACAACCCCCAGGTTTTGCAAGCACGACACGCCCGAGATTTTGTGATTACTATCACATAGGCTGAGCGTCTCAATATTTGGAATTACTGGCTAGTAGGTAGATAAATGTCAGACCCCCGTGGTAAAATACTACCATAACGAAAAAGAAAGGTGGTCACCATGACTACACTAACAAATACACATACACACACTCCACACATGGAGAGCGTATCTACTACCTATGGCATGGGTGTAGATGTCGAATACACTTTCTGCGAAACATGCGAGCAGAACATAGATAGAGTTTATTTCTATGATGACTATGACCGCTTACCATTTTATTCCGATTGGAGTTTAACTAAATGAGCACTTTTGTTCCGATTAAATCCGTATGTGGTGCGGTATCTACCACAATCGACATGTATGACTATGAATTAAACCCTCATGGTGTTATTTGTTGCGATAATTGCGAAAGCATTTTGTTATGCCGTAAGGCGTGGGATTTTTTATACAAGGGAGTTAAATAATGAAAACTTTTCAATTTCTAACCTACATAGATGTAGAAGCAGAAGATTATGATGAAGCCATTGATGTATTTCAATTTCAATTAAAATACGGAATAAATAAAGATAATGTTTATGTTGCCGACATAAAAGATTTGGAGTTAAGCGAATGAAATCAGATTTCGAAAAAGATTTAGAAATTAAAGAAAGTTTTATTGATTTACTAAATGATGTTTATCCTACTGTAAAAATTGGTTATTCAACTTTTACTCCCGCCGAAATTTTGGAATGTTGCGACCCAATCGCTTTTTCAATCGGACTAATTGAACATGAAGATTATTTAGCAGAAATGGAAAATGAATAATGGATTTTTTTGGATTTGAAAAAGCAATTGAAATTGATCATCTTACCGATGAGCAAATCTTAAAGCTTGAAGAAATTTTTAAAGATTTCGAATAAGCAACGGCGTGTCGGCTTGACAAAAGCTGATGCGCCCGCAAAAGAGCGGGGTTATCCACAGGGTTACGGGACTTATCCACAACCCCTGGAATTTGCGACACGCCCGAGATTTTGTGATTTTTATCACACGGCTTGAGCGTCTCAAAATGTGGAATTACTCGCTAGTAATGTGAAAATGTCAGTGGCATAGGCTATAATTGCCAGTATCAACAAACGAAAGGTGACAACTCATGTCAGCAAAAGCATACACTATCGAAAGCCTCTTAGAGGGAAAACACTATCGCTCACACTCTCGCCATGATGAGGGTACTATTCTATACGCTACAAAGCGTGAAGGAATTTGGTACGGAGAAAACCTAGAGGCTTACGCTATCGAGGTTCGCCCTACACGCGGAATTAAAAACTTTTGGGCAACCATTGCGGTCAGGGTATCTGACTAATTTGTCAGTGCTATCCGCTATAATTACAAAATAAACAAACGAAAGGAAAACTATGTTAAACATAATCGACAAAACCGATTTCTATGAAATCGCAGACGAGCAACATTTTTGTTGTGATGAAAGTCAATTTAAGTATTACTGTATCGAACACCTAGAATTTATGGGTTGCTACTTTTGCGGATTTGACTATGACAAAGATTGCGAGGAACAACACTAATGATTAACTCAGTATTAACAATAGATTGTCAAGATTGCTTAGGTCATGGCGTAATCTTTTTTGGTGATGACAATGATTTTGATTGCGAGCCTTGCGATTGCGTAGATGACGGCTCACTATTTTGGAACGGAGAAAATGACTAATGTATAAAATAACTGTTGCTTATGATGAAAATGCTCCGCATTGGAGTAAGCCGTTTAATGATGAATTCGAAGCGTGGAAAGATTTTTTTTCTTTCACCGATTGGGGTTTTGCTAATGAATACTCAACTGTAAATTTATTTACACCCAGCGGAAAATGCTACACAAAAATTTTCTATCGTAGCGGAATGGTCGTAACAAAATGATGACAAGAAAAGATTATGTCGCAGTGGCAGAAATTCTAAACTTTGCTAGTGATAAAGCGCACCCTGCTTTATTTTCTAAAATTGTAAATGATTTCGCAGTTATGTTCGCACAAGATAATGAGCGATTTGATGTAAACCGATTTCATGAAGCGTGTGGATACCATGTCACAAAATTCACTTCGAGATAAAGTTAAACGCATACAGGAATTGCGTCGCAGTAATGCGACGCAACCTGTACGCAATAAGAAAAAATATTTTAGAAAAATAAAACATAAAAATAAATTTGATCAATGACGCTGCCCGCCCGTAAAGCTGCGGGGTTATCCACAGGGTTACGGTACTTATCCACAACCCCCTGGATTTTGTGATTAATCTCACAAAAGCTGCGACACGCCGAGAATGGATTAGGTAATGTCAGTGGCATAGGCTATAATACTCTTATACCAACAACGAAAGGCAATAAAAATGATAGTAGAACATAATCTAAAATTCGTTACAGAGTTTAAGGACGGCCACCCAGTTACTCAGCAAGTGCAAATGCTTGATGAGGCTACTCGTATCTTTATGCTAGAGTCAATGCTAAAAGATTTAGTCGGTAGCCGACTACAACCAATTCTTGATGAAATAAATGCTAATGGCTCTTACGCAATACTAAAGGTGGCAGAATAATGGGATACAATACAGCGTTAGATTTATCTAATGAATTAGATTTAGAAGTAGCACTAGGCTATCACTTACAGGGTAATCATTACCCACCCGTTCCGCTTTCTATGGTGCAACCTTGCATTGATGCTATTGATGCATACTATGATGAGGACTATAATAAATTGATCGAAATGCCTGAAGGCGTATCTTATAAGGGTGACTCTCATGCGCCCGCGTGGGCTATTATCGAACAACACCACTTAGACGCTTGGCTACCTGAAAGTGACTAAGGTCACACAATAACTTTCTCAAATAATGAGATAGGGCTAGACTAATGTCAGACCCCAATGCTATACTACAACCCTAACAAAGAAAAGAGGCAACAAATGACAGTAAATGGATACACTTACAAGGTTGGCGATTTATTCACCACCCTAAAGTCAAAAAAGACAGGTGTGATTAAGGAAATCCACCCACAAACATCTGGCTCGGTGCGTGTGCTACTAGAAATGCCAACGAAAGAAACTCGTTGGACTTCGGTATCTGCTCAAACCTTACTAGGCGTATAATCTAAAAACAGGGGGGTCGCAGAAATGTCAGACCCCCCTGCTATAATTACTCAACCAAACCAAACAACAACGAAAGAAGGAAACAAATGGCTAGAGGAAAAGCAATCTCGGTGAAAATCCCAACTCAGCGAGTAATCAAGGCACTAGAAACTAAGTTGGCTCAACTTAATAAGGACTTTGCTTCACAGGAAGCAAACGAAGCAAAGTATAACAAGCAAGTAGAAGCGTGGAAAAAGGAAATTGGAAAGTGGGCTATTGCTAACTTCTCAAAGGCTGAAAACCTACGCACAAACTATCGCAACTGGAACAACACTCTTAATGTTGATTTTGACATCATCACAAAAGAGGGAACTTTCCCTGCTGAACCTGAAAAGGACTACGAAGTAATCCACCGCCACTCATACAATGAGATGAAAGAGGAAATGGAAAACGCAATTCGTATTCTTAAAATGACAGATGAGGAAGTTGTTAATACCAGCACTTACAATGCGGTTGCTCGTTATCTGTAAATAATCCAACAACCTGAGTAAGTTGCTAAACTGCTCTCCCTTCGGGGACAACTACTAACAAAGGCAAATAATGAAAAATCGTTTCAGAGTAGAAATCTATGATGAGAACAAGTTAAATGATGTAACAATTTATTCAGAGCAAGGCGTTGATAAGGAATACTTAACTGAATTAGCATTCTCTAATCGCCGTAACTTCTTTGGTGATGTACGTGCTTATGTGTATGATACATTGAAGAAGACTAAAACAACTGCTCTTTACCTCCCGTCCGAAGTTATTAACTTCAATCGAAAGAATCAGTTGACTAGGGATGAGTTAGGTCTGTAAAGATCTAACACTGGCTGCATATCCTGCAGCTGGCCCGTATAGCTGAGGGGTTATCCACAGGGTTACGGGTGCCTGTGGAAAACCCCTGGAATTTTGTGAGATTAATCACATGGATCAATTCGGACATATTGTATCTAATCCTAGACAATGTCAGTGGCACCTGTTATACTTATGACTAATCAAACGAAAGGTAAAAAATATATGGCTCACAATCTAGAAATGGAAAACGGCGAAGTTGCTTTCGCTCTCCGTGGCTCTCCTGCTTGGCATAACCTAGCAAATCGCATCTTCACAAAAGATGAAGAAGTTACTACCGCCCTAATGCTTGAAGAAGCAAAGTTGGCAAATTGGAATGTTCGTCTATCTCCAATCACCGAGCATATTCCAGAATCTTGGAATGATGTCTCTACCGCATCTCTTGTCATTCGTGACAACCCATTCAATAAGGGAACTGATGTTCTTGCCACTGTTGGCAAGCGTTACAAGCCTGTACAGAATGAAGAATTATTCGCATTCGCTGATGCTATTCATGATGCGAACGCTGATTGCCGTTGGGAATCTGCTGGCTCATTGAAAAAGGGCAAAGTTGTATTCGGCACTGTTGATATTCCTCGCACAATGGTTCTTGACCCACAAGGTGCCAATGATGAAACTAAACTCTATTTAATTGTATGGACATCACACGATGGTTCAGTTGCCGTTCAAGCAGCCGTTACTCCTGTTCGTGTTGTATGCCAAAACACATTGAATCTTGCGATGCGTAATGCTAAGCAATCATTCAAGATTCGCCACACGCAATCTGTTGAAGGTCGCATTCAAGTTGCTCGTGAAACTCTTGGGCTTGCTCTTGGTTACTTTGATGAATTTGAGAAAGAGGCGCAAGCACTTTATTCTCAGTCAATTACTGATGCTGAATTCTCAAAGTTGATTCACACAATTTATCCAAAGCCTGCTGAGGATGCTTCTAAGGTTGCTCTTACTAAGTGGGAAAACAAGGTTGTCTTGCTTGATGACCTTTACCATAATTCACCAACTAACGCTAACATCAAGGGAACAAAATGGGGTGCGTTCAATGCTCTCACCGAACGCCTTGACTACTATCGCTCAGGTCGCGGAAATTCTGAAACGCTTATGGCTGGCGCATCAGGATTTGACCCAGTGCTAACCGCAGAAAAAAATAAAATTAAGAAATTAATTTCTGCGTTCTAAATAAAATAAATCCTGAGCAAGATTTAAAACTGCTCACAATTTTTCTTGGTCCATTAGCTCAGTTGGTTAGAGCGCTACCCTGTCACGGTAGAGGTCGACGGTTCAAGTCCGTTATGGATCGCCAAGCGCCCTCAATGCTAAGGGGGCAAAAAGTGTGTTACGTATCACATAAAAAAATCCCTGGAATCTATTGTAAATGTCAGTGGGGTCCTGTATAATTCTCTACATGACCAACGAACTAGTCTCAAGCGTATATACATTTGTCTGTGACCCAGACGAATGCGATTGTTTAATTCAATTAACATCATCTGATGGATTTGGCTTTCCGTCAGGTGTGACAGAACTCACATGCCCGTGTGGCCGTAAGACCACATTAGTGTCAGTGGAGCATGCTACAATTACATCCTTAAACCAAACGAAAGAAGGAAGCAATATGGACGGAATGACAGTAGAAAACCTGCCTCTATCAGATGCAGAGAAGTACAACCCTGACCAATTAGTTACATACAAAGTAATCCGTGGTTATTCGGATGCTGAATATGCTACAGATAAAGTTCGCAACATTGAATACGAACTACATAATGGTCGCACAAATTCTAAGGCAGTCTCATCTTTACAGAATAAGATTGGCTTAGTTAAAGATATTATTTCAGAAGCATATGCTGATTCAGAAGACCAAGAAACTTTGCAAGCAATTGCAGAAGCACTTGAGATTGAATTAGTTAAAGAAATTGAATGGTCCGCATCTATTGAGGTTAGCGGAACTATTTCAGTTAACTTGCTTGAAGATACCCACTTTGATTTAGATTCAGAAATTGAAGATGCTCTTTATGCTGATTCACATAACGGTAACATTGAAGTCAATGACCAAGAAATCTGTAACATTAGGGAGAACTGCTAATGTATTTTGAGTTGACTGCTCCTGATAGGCTATCCATGGAGATGGCCTATTGGGATGCACAAATCATGGGGCTGGACCCGCAAGCAATGTCACCGTTGACATTCAACATTGGAACTGGTAGTATTGAGAAAGTAAGTAGAATTCGTGATAAGTATAACTTAACTGAATCTTACATATCAGACTACGAAACCACAGGTTATTAAGGAGAAATTATGTCAGACTATAAAGATGGTTGGGACGACGGGTATAAGTTTGCTCGTGATGAAATCATGGAAAAGTTATCAGAGATTGATATCAACGACATTGATTCCTGGATCCTTGATCGTCTTTCTGAGATGATTGAAGGTGGAGCACTATGACAATGGAAGATCTAACAAGATGGATAGCATGTGACCAATGTGGCACAGCCCAAGCAAAGTATATGGTTAAACTAGTAGATGGTGAGCTTTTCTTTTGCGGTCACCACTACAACGCAAGCAAGCGTGGCCTTGACAAGGTCGCATACGAAGTGATAGAATTAAACAAAACGGAAGAAGCAATCCCTCAACTAGAAACGGCGGAATAAAATGGGTGACAGAGCAAACTTTGGATTCAGAGATTCCAAGGAAAATGTAGTATTTCTATATGGACACTGGGCTGGGCATAATATGCTAGCCAAGTTGGCCAATGCTGTGCAGGCTGCAGAGCCTCGCTGGCAGGATGAATCATATGCAACACGTATTGCTATATCTAATCTAATTGGAGAAGACTGGACTGAGAAAACAGGCTGGGGTATCTACATTAATCAATTAGGAGATAATGAGCATAAGGTGCCCGTAATTGATTGGTCCAATCAAACGTTTACATTGTATGAAGAGGACCTGAGCACGGTAGTGTTTACCTCGTCCCTCGCAGCATTCGTAGATAAATACAGTCGACTAGTTATGGTATAATAGTACTAGGACTTTGGTCCTGGTTTTAATATAGAAATGAAATGGTGCGTCTATTTAGTCTTCATGGCCAGGCGCTAAGTAAAGCGGTTTATTTCTTTCGTTGGAAATCAGCAGCCATATTCATACCCCCAGCTTATAGCTGGGGGTTTTCTTTTGCCCGCAAAGACTTGAGGGTAGCATATTGTTTTTACGAATGTCAAATACATTTCCCAGGATTTTGTGTGATCTTGACCACAAAGCTGAATCATGTGGCATGTATCACATGCCAATTCTATTCCATTTGTCAGTGGTCCATTGTATAATTAGAACATATCAACGAAAGGATATAAATATGCCAAACTGGGTGTATAACGGATTAACAATTGAAGGTAATCCTGAGCAAGTAAAATCTCTAATCAAGCAAATGAATAAGCCATTTGTTTATTCTATCAATGCAGTAGGTGATTTAGCATATGATGTCAAGCAGACTAAGTATGTTAATCCTATCTTTGCTTTTCATAATATATATAACTATAGAGATGCTGGTATTACTGATGAGGTATATCATGGACAACCTCCTCGTTCCACCGATTTTTCTGAGGCAATGAAGTTTGAGACCAATGACTGGTACAACTTCAATGTGCGTGAGTGGGGAACTAAATGGGATGTGGCTGTAGCAGAAGACAATAAGTATCCTGATACAACTATTGAGGAAGCCGAGAACGGTGAGAACTATGTAGTTCATTACAACTTTAATACTGCATGGTCACGACCTCTTGGGGCTATATCTAAACTATCTGCACAATACCCAACACTACTATTTACTTTATCATATGAAGAAGAAACAGGCTGGGGTGGAGAAATGGAATTCCTCCGTGGAGAAGTTATCTCAGAATCAGAATACGACAACATGTGTCGTGATTGTGATGCAACCGACCAAATGGAGTACTGCGAAGAAGATTGCGGAGAAATCTGTGGCAACTGCAACTGGCTTGGCGAGGCAGACCTAGAGGCTGTAGCAAAATGTCAGACCCATGCTATATACTTAGAAACTAAAGTGCCCGAATATAGAAAGGTGGGAACCGAATGAGTTTTCTAGAGAATGAAAACCAAATGTTAATAGACGCAACATATTCTGAGATAGGAGAAATGCTTGTCGAAGATTGGGTTAATGCTAATTTAGATGAAGGACAAATATTTGCAGATTATAGATTTGCAGAAATGTCCGACAGCAATTACTTAAAAGGTAGATTTAATCTATTCTATGATTTAAATGCAGGTGACCAATACTATTTAGAATGTGAGGAAGAATGATTACATCACAGGAACTACTTGACTATATGTATGATGACAACTTAAGTCATTTTGACGACAGAGACACATCAGATGATTGTGATTGTTATATTCACATAACACTTAATACTATGCTTAAATATATGGAGGCAATAGAATGCTAGGTTATACTAAAACAGATCTTGATGAGATGATTAACTCAGTACATGACGCTAAGTTATTTTATCTTAGGACCCCGTCCGATTTAATGGACAAGTCAATATTAACTGAAGGTTTGTTAAAAACAAATGACTTCCTCCAGGGGCTTTGGGCGGAGGGTTACTTTGACTAAGTCATCACATTTTATGGAGTATCTAAAGATACATAAGATTAGTTTAGAACAAGATTTAGAAGATGCTAGAAATAATATTCCTATTCCTGAAGATGAATACTTCGAATCAGATAGTTATTATATGGGTGCCATTGATACTATGGAACATATTTTGTCAGTGGCCTCTGATATAATGATTGATAACGAAAGGGTATATTAATGAAGAAGTTACTTATAGCAATTATGGTAATGGGACTACTTCCTATTACTTCCGCCCCTGCGGAAGCACGAGTTTGTACATACAAGAGGTATCAGGTTAAAGATACTCATAGCAAAGCATATACATTCTATTACTACACAACGAAAAGAGTATGCCGATGAACTCAGAAGACATTGGGCTCCCGCCCCATTTGCAACGCTTGGTCAATGCAGGTGTTAGTGGATTAGATATAATGCACGGTGAACTAAAGAACCTAATGCTTATTGCCGAGCAAGATTTAAAAGACGCATTAGAACAAGAGGAGTTGTCTGAGGAGGCAATGGATTCTATGGTCCGAACAGAATGTGAAGGTCGACTAGATACTCTAGTAGAACTATATCAACTAACATATGAACTATCATTTGCAATTCAAGCAAAAATAGATTTGGAGTTTGCTAATGAAGCCTGAAGATAAAGATAAACTAAACAAGTGTTTAGAGATTCTAGACACCACCGACCTTGGCCTATCATTGGTATGGCTATGGACATGGTCCACAATCAACAACATCTTTGAGGATGAGACCTACAAGCAGAACTGCACCATAGATGAGATGTGGGACCACCTCTGTGAGGCTGTGGAGGCTGGTCAGGGGTTCTCCTTGGAGTACGGTGCCGAACAGCACAACGATGACGTTCTTGAATGGATGATGAATCGTGACTACATTGTGGACACAATGTTTGAGGAAGATGAAGAAGAGGAGGACGAAGATGAAGATGAGTGATAAGTATATTAATGATCAGTTAAGTACAGCCCAAAAGCTTTTGTGGGGTGGGTCCGAAACAGAAAACATCGAGGCACACAACATCATTGCTAAACTAATTCAAGATAGGATAGAGCAGGTGGAACTATGAGACAAGACTATCAAGTCTACGGGGACCGAACGCAGAAGTTTTCTGTAATCATTAATGCAGAGTCTCACGACCTTGCTTGGGAGTCAGCCCTTCGTATTCCTGTAGAGGGCTGGACAGAAGTTCCAACTGATGACATGATTGAACCGTATAACGTAGTAGAACTAGAAAGTATAACTAAATAAAGATAGGTTAGGCCGTTATGGACAATTCGGACATAACGGTCATAATCTAAGGGCACGGGCAAAAATATTGCTTTACGTACCCTATTTACAATTCCCAGAATTTGGGCTATAATATATATAACAAAGATCTAGAAAGGATCAAACAAATGACATCAACACCAACAACAACTCGTGAATACCTTAAGACCCAGGGAATTTCTGTGGGCAAGCGTGGTCGCTTTTCAGCTGCAGCTCTAGGCGTTATCAGCAAAGCTGTGCAAGAGGGCGTAGTCTTCTCAGACAAGAAGAACGCCAAGTAATAAACTAAGTGTGGGGTTCCTCCTCTCTGTGGGAAAACGGGAAAGGGGAGGAACCTCGCTTCATTTACAAATGTCAGTGGTCAATGGTATAATCGAAACGAAAGGCGGAACTCAATGGCTAAAGCGAACGAATTCAAAGCAGCAGAAAAACTAACAGACTATCTAAACAATGCTAACTTCTCCCCTGCCGTAATGGCAAACGTATTAACAACTGAACATACCTTATACACCCAAGACAGGCTAATGGAACTAGTTAGATATATTATTCAATACAATTCCCTTAGATTAAAGTCAGAATGGGACAAGGGATACACATCCGAAGGATTGCTTATGGCAGATGCTCTCAACGACATCCTCGAAGCAAAGTACGGGGCGGTGGATAGAAACCTAACAATAGACTCCTTGAAAGAAACAAGAGTAAGAGATAGCAAATACATAATGGACTTAGATTCATTCTAATATAACTTCCCCTATGGGGCATATGGCTTTAATTAGCTATATGTCCCATTTTTGTATGCCCATCTTATGGGCCAAATTTCTTCTTTACGACGCATGAAAAAATACGCTGGAATTTGTATACATATTGATCAAAATCTGTCAATATCTGTATAGAATATCTCATTATATGAGACAAATTATACAGAATATGACAGAATTTTTTGCCATAAATATGGGCCAAAATTGCTCTTTACGACCAAATAATAAAATTTCCTGGAATATCTATTGACAAATATTGGCCAATATGCTTTATATGGGCGCTATTGACATTACGAACATTAATTGGTAGGGTTCCATTACATAGATATGTTTAGATAGATATAATGATAGTATTTGGATCTAAATTGATAGTATGATTCTCCACTTTACTCCACAATACTCCACTAAATAAGCCTCTAGGAGGCTGATACAAGGGAGATAAAGGGAGGGGGGATATAATGGGTAGGAGCTAATTTATTGCAATGGGCTTTTGTTCTTAGATGGTCTTCTAGACCAAGATGAAGCCTTATTTGCATTAGTTCCTCTAGATGTAGACTCTATTAGGGCTTTATTCTTATCTAATGCTTCTTGGGCATATTGAAGCTGTTGATCCCAATTGAACTTCCGTTTTTTTGCCATATCTATTTGCTTGCTGAGCATGTAAGGCATATGAATGGGTCATCATCTTGCTTGATATATAGTTGCTTGCATTGAGTACATGCTACCTTATATGCCTCATATTTATTGGCATACTTCTCATAGGATGATTGAAACTTATCCATTATTTACAACTCACACAGTAATATGGAGCACGAAGTTGATCTGGGTGAACATATCCTGTTCGAGCACATTTATGGCATGTGGCCTTAATTAGATCAGATTGCTCTATATCAAGGGTAAATGACCTTGTATAGTATACCTTAGTTGCATACCATGTGATCAGTATAGCTAGTATTGTTATCATTTCTTGGCCTCCCCGCCTAATAATTCATTTACTGGCTCTTTTGACCAGTGTATATAAGATCTAATATAAACTGCTGCATATGCTATTGCTGAGGCTATAAATCCATATTGCTTTGTTACTAGGGCATATGCTATCCAAAGACATTCATTGAATAATAGAACAAACCATCCCCATATAGTCTTCTTACCTACAAAGTAGATACCTGTTACACCTATAATAGCTAATACCCATGACCACATCATTTTGGCTCCCAGCCCTCTTTTTCCCAATATGGGACTCCGTTTTCATCAAAGTCAGAACCTAATCTGCTGAGCAATTCCTGAGTATATGGATCTATTTTCCATGCTTCTAGCATCAGTTGCATTTCATCATCCATCGCACCACAATTATAGCATGTAACCTGACCATCAAGGTCTAGTTGAAAGTCATGCCCATACTTAGTGCATATGCCATCGCTCATTAGTATCCCCCAAGACATTCATTACGAGTGTGATATAGCCTGATCTTAGTTAATATCTTCTTAGTTGGAGCGTTTAATGGCTCTTGGCATGCACCGCATTCCATATCCCATTCACCGCTAAAGAAGTCATATCGAGCACCATACTTTTGTTTGGCATATTTTGCTATACGAAAAGCAGTAAATGGATCAGGTATTTCTAAGCTCTGTAACATATATTTATTATAGCATTTATGTCAGGTACTGACAAGGGGGTCTCTACTTTTCGACTTCACTTTCGGTCAATATATATTAAATTAGATCCTTAATAAACTGTACTAATTCATCACAATCAC